ATCCTTGTGCGCAACAGAAGAACAAATAGAAGAATTCTGCGCCTTGCGCGCAGAAATATTGGGTGGTAGAGCAACAGAAGAGCAGATCGCGAAACTCTGTGAACGACCTGTTGACGACTTAGAGGACTTAGTTAATGCTTTACAAAATCCGACTGTTGACTTACCACCTTTATTTTCTGAACCTGGGTGTGATGACGGCTTAATTCCTTATGAGGCCGAAGAGGCTGCAGCAACCGCCACCACCGCTTTGAATGGGATGATAGAACAATTAAAAGTTGATTTTGCAACTGACATGCTTGGGAATGGTCCCGGCGAAGGCAAGTGGGGTCTCATTAATATGATTCTCTCAGACACCATGGGAAGACCCTATACTGCACATACAAGAATGGCCAGTAACAGGCGAGCTTGGGTAGATTTTTATATAGATCCGGATCCTGACGGCGCTACTAGCGCTTCCGAAGTCCCAGATGGGAAATTTGCAAAGTTGAAACGCCAGCGAGGTGCATATCCTTATAAAGTTGCTGCTTGGTTAGAAGATTATATGTCCGATTCTTTAACTGTTGAGTTTACTTCCAACAACGAGCTACAAGAAGATGTTCAAACCTCACAGAGTTTTGATGATGCCGGCATTACTGCTTTTGGAGGCGGTATAGATTTATTAAAGTTGCCAGATTTGGGATATAATACCAAAGTTGGTGTGAATTTTGAAGGCGAAGAAGTGGTCTTTACAGAAAAGGCACGGAAAGCCACCCCCGATTTAACTTTACAGTTCAAGGATAATTCAAAAGGTTTGTCCGATGAGGATGATATGTTTAGTTACGGATTTGATTTAGAATTTTATTTGTCTGATTTAATATCTGGTCAGGGGCGGACTATTGGAAGAGCAGCATCAGCAGAAAGGTCAAGCATTCTCTCTTCTGATTCTGTTTCTGCTATTTCTGGTCGAAATCGTTTTGATGACAATGTTAGAATTAAGATTAATGAAACATACAACTCTAAAAGCGATCCAAACACGGTGTTAGCCGCTATGGTTCCCATGTTGATGATGAGCTATACTACTATTGTTAATATTTTAAAGCCCGATAATAACGAAACTGTTGAAATTATTGAAAGAAAGTTTGAATTTTTGGCTACTGATAATACTTTGGAGGAAATAGATTTAGACGCCTATCCCAAATTTCTCTCTACTTTTATTGCCAAGCAAAGCTATCTTCCACAAATTGTCTTATTGGATGAAATGATCGGCGCTGGCACCGTAACAAAGGGCGACATTAAAAGTAGCTATGATGAAATAATGTCGTCTATAACACAAAATTTCATAGACTTGGTTGCCAGCAACGAAGATGCTTTTCTATATGGTGCTACATATGACGATTTGTCTTTTGATGATATTGAATATGTAGTAGACGACGGTCAAACAGAATCAAATGGCGGAACAAGTTATTATGAAGCAGAAGTTGATGATGGCGAAGGAGGCACTAGAAAAATCAGAAATGATGATCAAATCATGGGCATAAGCAAGATGCAACATGAAAATGAAGACACAAACAGAGTGATGTATCTTGACCCTGGCGCCTTTGGCGGTTCATACATGAATCCTCCTCTTTACATTAAGCCGTTAGAAAACAAAGGATGGCTTGGGTTTATGGACGTGATATTTCCAGACTTAAGTCCCTGTAAGCCGTATAGGACCGACTTGATTGATTTTGAAGAGATTCAACAAAAGGTGGAGAATTCGTATCCCACTATCCCCGAAGACGAACGTCTGAAATCAGATCCGGATTGTATAGTAGAAACACCCTATGCGAGAATATTGGGAAGAGCAGCCAAGTCGGGATTAGAAAGTATCATCACTGCCGCCATTAAAGTCTATGTGAGTACTTTTTTTGTTAAATCGATGGCAACATTTACTAAGTTTTATCCTAAATTTCCAGATACATTCAGTAATATTTATGCGGCTTACCTTGTGGAAGAGATGGAGGCATCTTTTAAAGATGCGCAAAAAGCAGGATGGGAACTGTTTAACCCATTTAAGGATACTGAATTCTGGTATGCATTCTTGGAGCAGTCCGTGCAGCTATACTCTCGTCGTGTAGATAGCGGAGATATAAGTGATCCGTCCGACTCGGCCATAGAGGCGTTAGTGCAGCTTAATGAGGTACAGGAACGATATCACTATCCGTATAAGAAAGATAGAAAAGATGCCCGAACTAACGATGAAATAGGAAATTTGGAGTACTTGGGCGCCCGCGGGTTAAAAAATTATCGCCAGCAAAAAAACCTTGAAGCTATTCAAGAAACAGAGGAAGAAGCTAAAGTAGTTTTGAAAGAACTTGTCGTTGAGCAGCTAAATATTATGGGAGAGAAGTTCATAGAAAATCTTAAAACCATAGGTATGACGCCAACTGTTTATGATCTGGATTATTATCTTCTTCAGTATTTGTCACAAGGTGGTGAGAGCTTGACACTTGATCAAGAGATTAAAGAAGAATACGCAGATTTTGCCGAATATAGCACCAAGAAGCCGGCTGCTAACGATGGATATTATACAAACGGGGGAGAATTTGCACTTCCGGACGGAACAGAATATATAGGATATTATCATCTTGGGATGGAGAGCGGTGTTACGACTTATATAACTGGCGAATTTGGAGGCAGGAATGTTACCGGCGAGACATTGACTCCCTTTGCAAGTAAAATTACGGTCCCCATCGGGGACATTACAGAATATGGAAGTGTGGACGTTGACACAGACGACACAAGCAAGCCGTTTGTGATTGAAAAATACATTAGCATCAACGGTACTGCGAAGAGCCCATCTAGCGCAGTAGATACGATAACAAGCGTTTTAGATCAAAGTCAAAATATTTCTGATGTTTACCCGGGCTCTTTAGAATTGGTAACAGACAATAACGGTAGAGTCGTTGGTCTTGAAGGAGAATTGGGCGTAAGACACGGATTAAGATTTTCTGTTATAGTTAACGGAACACGATATACAATAACAGAAGTTGAAGTAGACGCTCTAGATCGCCCGTTGCCACAAATAGATCCACTTGAAAGTGATAGTAAATTATTGTTATGCTTGATAAATAAACTTAAAGAAGACGACAAGTTTAAACTAATTGCGCAATATGTTTTCCCATTAAAGAAAATAACAGCCATGACGGCCATTTATAATGGACTGGCATTTTTGCCTTCCATTGGTGAGAAGGTTGCCGCTGATGGCGAGACGTATGGCTCCGATGGTGGCGATATTGTCATAAAGCCCGGAGTTTCAGTAAGTTTTGACGAAGATGGAAGTACCACCATTTCATCATCTGGTGACGAAGGCGCCTGGGCAAGTAAATTAGATCGTGATCCGGGCAGTATTGGTGGTATAGGGGTTCTAGAGTGGGACAATTGGGATCAATCCTTGTTGAGAAATTCTAAAAGCAGAATCAAAAAGATTTTCAAGAGCTATTACAATTCTAGAGATTTTGATCCTAGCAACGCCGGCGATTCGTCAGATAGCGGTGGCACTGTGATAACTAATGAATTTAAGTCAAGATTCAAAGTGAAGCCGGGACAAAACCTTCTTCCATTTTGGAAAAAGAGAATGCTTCGCACAAATCCATTTAATGCAGATGGAGAAATGTGTGAAAAGAAAGATTAGGTGATAATTACAGAGAGGTAGAAAATTATGGCTTCCTATGGAGTTGCCCTCCCGTTACAACTAGATTCAGCAGACGGATTTACGATGATTAAAAGCATCGGTAGTTTGGCTAGACAAAATTTAAAAATGCTTATATTGACCATTCCGGGCGAACGCGTGATGGAGCCCAACTTTGGAGTTGGTCTTCCTATGTATCTTTTTGAGAATTATGGTCAGAATACAATGTCGCAAATAGATAGCAAGATTAGAGAACAAGTGGGAATCTATATGCCGGCAATTGAAATTAATAATATTGATTTTGGCATTATCGATCCAGATAGTAACTATTTGGGCATTGCAATAGAATATTCTATTCCAAACATAGGAATAACAGATTTATTAGAATTAACTACTTAAAAATGAGGATTTTTTAATGGCAAGTGATCAGAATAAGATAGTATCAATAGATTATACTCATCGCGAATTTAGTACAATTCGTGAAGATTTAATGGAATTAGCCGAAAGGCTCTACCCAGACTCATTTCAAGATTGGAGTGAAGCGTCTTTTGGGGCTTTAATGATAGATGCAGTCGCATATGTAGGAGACCAATTATCATTTTATCTAGATTACAATGTTAACGAAACCTTTATGGATACAGCGTATCAATATGACAATATTGTGCGGCATGGTAGAATTCTTGGATATAAAAATGAAGGAGTGGCGTCTACATACGGTACTGTTAGTATGTATGTATTGGTTCCGGCCTCTAGTGCTGCCTTGGGGCCAGATACAAATTATATTCCGCTTGTTAAAAAAGGCACACGATTTACATCCGAAACTGGATTGAATTTTGTATTAACAGAAAATGTTGACTTTTCAGATTCTAGTAATCTCACTGTTGTGGCGGCGGTTGATTCCACAACTGGTTCTCCTACATATTATGCGATCAAGACAATTGGAACTGTAGTTTCTGGATATTTTTCTGAAGAGGCAGTAGCCGTTGGGGCGTATGAAAGGTTTTTAAATATAGCACTTTCGGCAAATAATATAGCAGAGATAATAACCGTCTTTGATTCACAAGGAAATGAATATTTTGAAGTAGATTATCTTGCTCAAGATATGGTACTGAAGGAGATTGGCAATACCAATTATAAAGATGACAATGTTCCCTCCCTTTTAAAGCCCTATCTGGTGTCTAGAAAATTTGTTGTTGAAAGGGACTCTACCGGCACTTATTTACAATTTGGTAGCGGGAAGGAAGGAGAATCAGATGTTGTGGCCGATCCACAATCAGTGGCAATAGATACTTATGGAAAAGCTTATGTGACAGATATAACGTTCGATCCTACTAGATTATCAAAAAGTGAAAGCTTGGGCGTCGTACCATCGAACACAACTTTAACAGTTACTTATAGATTGACAAATGGTGGAAGCTCGAATGTATCCACCGGTGCCCTGAACTCGGTTTCAGAGGCATTGATGAATTTTAGCGATCCAGTCAGCTTGGTTGAATCGACAATGCAAGACGTTGTTAATTCTTTGGAGGTGACCAATGAAGAGCCAGTTATCGGGGAAGTCACTATACCAAACTCAGACGAACTTAAAAGAATGATCTTTGATACGTTTCCTACGCAAAATAGAGCAGTAACACAGGCAGATTATGAAAGTATCACATATAGAATGCCTAAAAAGTTTGGCTCCTTGAAGCGGTGTTCCATGCAAAAAGATCCAAATTCGCAAAAAAGAAATTTGA